TCATTCGGACACCTGCACTTCGATGTCAATCGTTCTTCGAACTGCATCGGCTGGAATGACCACCTTCGTCGTGGGAATGTGGACAGGTGCGAAGACCTCTTGCGGAACCTCAAATTCCATTCGAACCGCATATTCACCGCTATTCAGAGTGAACTTGTCCGACCGCAAAAACCGGTCGATCCGTTCTTCGTTAAAGACCACGTAGTAGGAGTCCTTCATTCGGACACCTCAATTTCTCCGGTCCCGTCGCACATGCCACAAGGTGCATCTGGCTCACCAAACGAGTTTTCTCCCGATCCGTTACAAGAAAGGCATTTGCGTTTGGTCGGGATCGAAGCATCAATTTCGATAGGGGCAGGACCGCCTTCAACGACCGCGAATGCTGCCACCTCAGCTTTCTTCACTTTTGACCGCTTCGATCTCTTTGCAGTGTCAGGTGATTCCCCTGCTACCTTGCAGTCCTTGATCCAGTCCAGAACTTCTTCTCGATTAACGAAGGTGGTTTCGAGGAACACCTGGCCATCGTCTTTCCTGATGGCTTTGAGTAGGAATCCTTCGTCCACCAAGCTAACGATGATCTTCATGGGAATGCCGTCGACCATGAGATCGACTTCCTCGCTAAATATCTTCATTTCATCATGTCGATCGTAGTCATCGAACAGCTCCTGCCCCTTGCGCATGACGTCGTCAACCATCGCTTTCTTGCCGACTTCGACGAACACTTTGACATCATCTTTCCAAAGGCCGTGACGCTGGATGACACTCGCGAACTCCTCCACGTCATGAGGAAGAATCTTGAGTTTGAGTATCGAATCGCCCTCTGCGTTGCAGGCTTCCTCAGCCCAGCAGTGACAAAGCTCGTGATCTACAAGAGCTTCCTTCTGTTCGTCCTTCAAGCGATCCCAAACATCCTCCCACACCTCAATGCAAAAGAACTGATCGGTATCAGGGTCGCCTTGTAACTCAAAGCTTTCATCCGATTCTGTGGCAAGGAAAGCATTAAGACCGGTGATCTTTCGAGCGGAGGCCCAAACGACCTTGCCACCGTCGCTTGATGATTCCGACCGAAAGACATAATCGATTCGAATGTTCTTTAGATGCGTATGGTGTAGGCCTATCAGTCTTCGCGCTATTCCCGCGACTTCTGGTGCATTGCTGAAAACGTTCGCCATTCATAACCTCCTGAGTGTCTTCTGCCGGTTTTGGTGACGCGGACCGGCAACCGCGCGCTTTAGGGGTATTCGTCAGACGCCGGTCTTGATCGTCGCCTTATCAGTGGGAAGCTCGTAATCGAAAGCTTCTGCTATGTTGGTGAGCGTGCATCCGTCGCAACGAAGGATGTATTCGAATAGCGCTTTCTTCACGGCTGTAACTGATACCGATTCGACAATGGCCTCGGGACACACAACTGAGGCGATGTCCACGGCTTTTTCCGAGCTCTTTACCTTAAGGGTTCCTGAAGTCTTTCGGAACCCGATTGACCCGTCAAGGCAATGCCATGTTCGCTCCTTGACTCCTTCCAGCCACGTTTTAACGAGCGGAACACCTTCGCCTTCGATCAACGCGTTGAAGAACGACTTCTTGCGTTCTGCGGGCTTCGTGATCATGTCGCAAGATTCGTCGATCGCCAGAATCTGCAATCGAATGGCTTGAACATCCGGAATGCCCTCGATGAGCGATTCAAGCTCTTTGACACGGACCTGACGAGCCGAATTAGTAACTATAATGGTTGCTTCAGACTCGCGGAGTTTGCGAAGGCAATAAGCTAGGGAGTCTTTGTCGGTGATCGAGAACGGCTTCTTGCCCGTCGATACGCCATTGTCGTCAAGCTGCTCTCCCGTTTCGGGATCGTAGAGCGTGCCATCGATTTCGATGGGTTGAACAGTTTCAGTAGTTTGCACAGCTTGTTCGGCTGCGGCTTTAAGGTTTTCGTTTAACATGGATCCTCCTAGGGGATTAGAATCGGAGCCCGGACGACTGAAAGGTGAACAAAGGTCGAACCGGGCTTGAGGGATACTGCCCCGGCAGGGGGTACCGGGTGCGCTTGGGTAAGCGCTGTCGCGATGACTGCGGCAGCGATGAGTAAGGCGTAGATGATCGCGCAAATGATGGAGGTCAATCGATCACGATCGCGTTTGCTTCTGAGTGAGCGCCAACGGTCACGAAGGCGGTTAAGCTCTCGCTCATCAAAGTGAGCCATCATCGGGCATCCTCCGCCATGGACTGGGTTACCGTGGGGTTGTCGGCCCAATTGGCTCGGTCCTGGCCGCCGGCGATCGCAAAGGCGATGACGATGAAAAGGACTCCGAGAATGGTCTTCACCCGCCCACTCATGAGACCTTGCCTCCACATTCGATGAAGGCTTCATCTCCAACTCCTCGCACCGTATCGGCTTTAGAGTCGTCCCATCCTTTGCGGTAGCCAATCGACCAATCGTTTCCGGTCAGGGTTTGGCAATAGTGGGTCCCCTCAGACTGGTCGTGAACCCCTTCGCAATAGCCGGCATAGAACGTATATGTATCTCGCGGTCGGTCGGGGGATGTGGAAGCGGTGAGCTCGTCGTAGGTGGCTTTTGTGTGCTTAACTCCACGTGGAGTTCCGTCGAGTTGCACGAAGGCGAAGTCCTCAACGGCTAGCCTGATCGTTCCCTTTCGATAGCCGCGGTAGATGACTCGGTCATTGGTTTTGTAGGGTGCCTTCGCCATCAGCTCACCACGACCATTCGGCCGTCCGGAGCGAAGATCGGCTTTGGATATTCAGGGGCTACCTGGATCGAAAAGACGAGCTTCGAGTTATGGCCGTAGGTCCATTCGGCTTTCGGGGCAAAGGACTCGAACGCGCCGGCAACATGGAACTGCTCCGCTTGGGTGAGCTGCCGCGTGTATGAGAGGATGAGCTTAGCCCGGGTGGTTGACTCTGGTGACCAGGTGCAGGTCCACTCGGCTAGGATGAGATTGCCTTCAGGAACCTCTTTTGCTATCTTGCGTGAGATGTCGAAAAGGCGAACCGCTTTCTTGGCCAGTTCCCTTTCTGGTGGTTGCTTACGTCGTGACATAGTTGTTTTCCTCGGGCTCTTGCAGGAACCGTTGAAAACATCATACACCAAATTGGCGTTATATGAAGCATGTTTTTCTTCTTTATTCGTGCATATTGTGTAAAAGGACCGACTAGGACCCACCGAGAGACAAAAAGAAAACCCCGGCGAGGGCGGCCGGGGCTGGTAATAGAAACCTGAGGTGTTTTCAGTTCTACGTCAAATCTTCGGGCTTAAGGCCTGACAATTGAATGAAGTAGTGCTTGATGCGCCCATCGTCGCGAATCACAGCAACCAATCGAGCAATTGTGCCCCACCCATCGCCATTTGTTGGCTCCTCATATTTTGGGTTGATCGGCACCAGGTGCGGCTCACCCAAATCATTGATTCTCAACTGCTTAACCGTGCAGCCATGATCGCCTTTCCTCTGCGCAAGCACGATAAGCCCCGAAGCGGGAGCAAGGTCGTAATGCCATATTGTGAGGTCTCCCTGCCGCAGAGCAGGGTAGCACGAATCTCCTGCAACCGTCGCAGCATAACGCTTCGGATGCTCAAGCTCGGCGCTAATTGGAATCATTTCTTCAGAGTCTAGCGGATCGCCCCATTCTCCACAAGGCACCACCCCTGCATATCGCAAGTTCCGATAACCATAAGAAAAGACTCCCATGGGATCACTCAATAAGGGTTCGGGCTGCTTCTTTGACTCACTAGGAAGAGGGACGGCATTGTCTAGCCCGTCATAGAACCACTCTTCAGCAATGCCAAGGGCCTTGGCAACCTTACGTAGGTCGGATTCCTTAGGCTCAGTTCGATCAATCTCCCACTGGGAAATCTTGCTTCTGCTGACGCCAGATTTCTCCTCAAGGTCATATTGCGACCATGGGGGTGATTGAGATTCCCTAGCCCTCCTAACTTTTGATCCTTTGCTCAACATGAAACAAATCATTGCGCGAAAAAAGAAGAAATACCTGCTTCATAATAAGCCATTCTGGTGTATGATGAAGTCACTCACATGAACGCTACACAAAAAACCCGTAAAAATGGCGGTAGGCCACGCCTCAAAAGCGATGAAGATCGTGAGAAGATTCGAAAGCTTTACTTTGATGAGAAATGGACTGCTAAGCGCATAAAGGAATTGCTCTTCCCTGAGCTTTTGATCGACACGATTCGACAGATCGCGCGATGTGAGGCTGTTAAAAAAGAAAATGCCCCCGAGGCTGCAACCTGCGAGGGCGTCACGACTGATTCCGAGAGACCGGAACCAACAACTATCCCCAATGATAGCACAGACGGCTCCTCGGCGCAAGCAGGTGCGCAACCTGAGACCAAGGAGGTCTGATCCCATGGCATTCAAAAAAGCAGCCCGTAAAGCTGTTCCCCTGAAAATCGCACTTCAGGGTGTTTCTTTTTCTGGCAAGACCATGAGCGCGATCAAGCTCGCGCATGGGCTAGCCAATGGAAAACCCGTCTGCGTGATCGACACCGAAAATGAATCGGCCGCGATGTATGATCATCTCGACTTCGAGCACGGGCCTATCACTCCTCCGTTCAAACCTGACAAATACATTAGCCAGATTCGGGAAGCGGTCGATATGGGAGCCGGTGCAATCGTCATCGACTCGCTCAGCCACGCATGGCAATACATTCTTGACTACAAGGATCAGCTCGACACCGCTGGCGGTCGAGGAGCTCAGTGGTCTAACTGGGCCAAGGCAAAGCCATTGTGGGCCACGCTCAAAGACGCGATCCTACAGAGCCCCGTTCACATGGTGGTTACCTTTCGCGAGAAGGCCGAATATGCGATCGAGAGTTCCGATGACGGTCGGAACAAGAAGTCCGAAGTTAAGAAACTCGGCATGAAGGCGGTTGCCGAAGAAGGATCAGAATATGAGTTCACGACCGTTTGGAAGCTCGACAAAGACACCCACCTTGCGAAGGTTGAGAAAGACCGAACCGGCTTGTTCGATGGGCGGACATTCATCATTGATGAAGGCATTGGCCGGGAACTACTGAACTGGCTTGGGTCTGGAGAGATAGAAGCTGGAGCTGCTTGGAATCTCTTGGCAACCAGTGACCCCGATGAGTTCAAGAAGGCTTCGGAGGAATCTGACGCCGCCCGCAAGGACCAGGTCCGGTCGATCCTGAGCAAGAGATCCATTCGAGAGGTTGTCACCCGATCCCTCATCTCGTCCTGCAAAAATGCCGGCGAAGACTGGGTTACCCTCGTGATCGAAGCTGAGCGCTATGGTGCAACCGACGCTGATCGGCTGATACGGTATGTATGTGCGAAGGTGTCTATCGATCCGGTTGCCATCTGTCGGATGCAATCTGATCCTACTTCAGTGCAAGCTGCTCCGAAGCAATCTCAACCGAAACAAACGGATAAGGTCGAACCAGCCAAAACTGAGTCGGCTAAAAACGAAAAGGTTGAGCTTAACATCCCTCTATGGCTGAATTCGATTGGCATGACCGAGAGCCAAACTCGCGATCTCACTTCCGTATGTCAATCTCGCGACATTACCCTTGAGGCGTTCGTTACTGAGGCGAAGGAGGTCGGGTGTACAACCTCGGAGCAAGTCCTCGCTTATCTGGAAGGAGTTCCGCCTCAGGTTGCTGACGAAACCCCTTTTTCGGAAGAGGCGCAGACCAGAAATCTGATGCCAACGACTCCGCCCGACGCAGAACCATCGAAGACATCTCCCCAAGAATCGGTTCCCGGTGGGCAAGAGAAGCCGCTCAGCACGAGCCCGACTGCGACTGCCCAACCTGCTCCGGAGCCCACGACGCCCTCGGTCCCAAATACGAGTAGCGACGACCCGTTCGTTGACATGGTTCAACTCAAATCAAAAGCAGCCTGGAAATCTGGCGAGTGGACCAGGTTCGAGTCGATCTGCAAGGTCCATGGTTGGTCGATCCAACAGAAGCTCACCGAAGGGCTGGCTAAAGGTCTCAAGACCGGCGCCGAGCTCATCGCGTTTATCAAGGAGGTCAAATCGTGAGCGAGTTCAAATTTATCCCCGTCATCAATTTATGCGAATCGCCGACTAACCCTCGGCGATCGTACAACGAAACAGCGCTCCAGGAGCTTTCTCAATCGATCAAAGAGAAAGGCATCTTGCAGCCGATCCTCGTTAGGCCACATGCCGGTAAGGGCAAGAAGAAAGCCATCACACACGAGATTGTTGCGGGATCTCGCCGGTTCCGAGCCTCTCAGCTCGCCGGACTCGAAGAGGTCCCTTGCATCGTTCGAGATCTCGACGACAACCAAGTGCTCGAGTGCCAAGTTATCGAAAATCTTCAACGCGAGGACGTTCACCCCTTGGAAGAGGCGGACGGATACGCCAAACTCATCGACCGCGGTATCTACGATGTTGCGTCGATCGCTGAGAAGGTAGGCAAGAGTGAAGCCTACGTTTATGGCCGTATGAAGTTGCTGAGCCTGTCAGAACGGACACGAAAGATGTTCGATGAGGACCATATCAGCCTCGGAACAGCCCAAATCCTTAGCCGCCTTCAACCACAAGATCAAGACGAGGTTTTGGAGAGCAATAGATGGGAGGTTAGCAACGGAGCATTCAAGCCTTCTAAGGCTGAAGAGTGGATCCGGAACAACATTCTTCTCAAGGTGTCTGGATTTCCCTTCAAAGCTTCCGACTCCGACTTGCTACCGGTGGCTGGCCCCTGCACCACCTGCGCTAAGAACACGGCGATTCAGCCACTTCTCTTTCCTGATGAGAAGGGTAACAAAAGCGGTTTATGCACCGATCGCCGCTGTCATGCCGAGAAGCTAGGGGCATATGAATCCCGGCTTGTTGAGGATCTCAAGGCTAAAACGGGGGTCGAAGAAATCGCGATCCTCAGCGAAAACTGGCACTACTGCCGCGAGAGCACCATTCCTCATGGGAAATGGAGCTTCGCAAGTGAAGATGCCGAAGGCGCAAAGCTTGGTCTGATCGTCGAAGGCCACAAACCCTATTCGACGATTTTCTACACCGATCGTAACGATAGCGAATGTGGAAGGGCTCAGCAGACTCCTGAGCAACGCGCAGAAGACAGAGAAAAAGCCCGGCTGATCAAGGTTGAGATGCTTACCCGGCGCCGCATTTTTGATGCGATCGACATCGTTCTGCAAACATGGACGCCTCACACCGTGAGCGTGCTCAACGACTCCCTTCCCTGCCTTATCGCCACGTTTGCGGCAAAGCTGGCCACCCAGCAACGCGAGGTCTATGAATCGAAGGACCGCGAGGATTCCAGGCACCCTGGCTTTGGGGCAGCTCTCGAAGAGCTCGGTCATACCGACGGGCTCTATCGAACCATCAAGGCTGAAAAGCTTATCGGCATACCCCTACAATCGGCCATCCGTGGAGCGTTCATCGCCGCAACACGCGACGAGATCCACCAACACAAAGCCGAGCTCAACAGCGGCCATGTTGACTCACCAGGGATCGCCCTCTTCACGTTCGCTCGAATCCTTGCAATCGACATTGCCGGGATTCGAAAAGCTTCCGACTGGGATCTTCTCAGCAAGAAAGCTCAGAAGGAGCGGTTGAGAGCTGAGAAGGCAGGTGGCAAAGATGCCTGAGAAAGCTCATCCCGACTATGAGCGATGGGTGCGAGAGGGCCGCAAGCGCGGCCCATTCGTACGAACGACCAGCAGATACAACGATCACCACCTTCCGCCTCGCATGGACCTGGATCTCGTGAGGATCCATACCGATGGCAAGGCAACCATATCAGTCCGTTGCCGTGAGGGGATTCTAAATCCAGGTGAGTGGGAATGGATCAAGAAGGAGGCAGGGGCATGAGCACGTTCCGAAACGAGCTAATTAAACTCCTGCAACGTATATCCGATCGACGCTCGCCCTTCGAGGCTTTCGAAGCTCTTATAAGGCTCTCGGCTTGCGCAGTCGCCATGCAAACACGTGAAGAAGAGTACGAAGCCGAAGCCAAGAGATGGGATGCCGACTCCATGCAGTTGTTCAAAGAGGGCTTCGCGTTCCTCGTAGAATCGATGGAGCAAGAGCCATACTCGGACATTCTAGGTCCTGTCTACATGGAACTCGGTTCGTCATCGGGGCAAAAATGGAACGGGGAATTCTACACACCACCATCGATATGCAAACTGATGGCCGGCATGACATTGCAGACTGTCGTGATTCCACCGGATCGTCCGCTTGAGCTACTCGAACCGGCATGCGGAGCGGGTGGAATGGTTCTTTCTGCAGCGGAAATGCTCATCGATCAAGGGTACTCGCCTCTCAACATGCAGGTGACTTGCATTGATATTTCGCGGCTGGCTTGCGAGATGGCCTACCTCAATCTCACCCTTTGGAACATCCCGGCCACGATCATACACGGCAACACCCTTTCCCTTGAAACCTGGGGCGGATGGCGAAACATGTGGTGGCCACTTGCCCGCGGATCTGCTCTATCGCCGTTCGAATCAAAGATCCTCAAGCTACTCAAGGGTGACGAAACACTAACGCCTGCGGCTGTCCCCGTGAGTGAGCAACGCGAGATCGTCACTATCGTGCAGAAGGGGTCTCAATTCGCGATGGACTTTGGAGACCTTTGCGAGGTGGCGAAGTGAGCGCCATGACGACTCAACCGATCAGCATCTCCTTGAAAGAAGCGATCATAGTTGGTAAAGAAGCTATGTCGCTCCTGGAGGACGTGTGCGAGAGTTGCGAATTCGCAGGCAGCATTCGGAGAGAAAAGCCTTTTGTGGGTGACATCGAGCTTTTGATCGTCCCCAAGGTCGAAGAACGCCCCGATGGGCTCTTTGGTGATTTGAAGCCCGTTAATCTTCAGTTCGAACGAATACAAAAGCTCATCGATGAAGGAGTTTTTGAACACAGGCGCAGTTCGATCGATACTCAGTGTTGCGGTCCTCGTTTCCAGAGACTGCTCTACAAAGGGATTCCGATCGATCTGTTTTGTGTGCTTCCACCAGCACAATACGGCGTACTCATGGTCATTCGAACCGGATCAAAACGGTTCTCACAATCCCTTATGACACCTAAGCACAAGGGTGGGAAGATGCCATTTGGGATGAGAGTCGATCAAGGTGTGCTCTGGGATCGCGGAAAAGCTCTCGAAACGCCAACAGAAAAGGACTTCTTCGATCAACTAGGAGTGCCATGGAGAGAACCATGCGACCGATCCTAAGGGAAATCCGATTTACCGTCGACAACGTCGTGATACCTGCCTGCAATCACCAGAGCAAGAAGATCGTGAAAGCCGGAATGTACGCAAGACTCGCCGATACTGATCAATTAATCAAGGCTAGAGACTTCTGGACGCAGCATCTGAAGGACCGTCGACCATCGAGGCCACTGGAAGGACCTGTGAAAATTGAAGTGATCCTTGCATGGCCCTACCGTAAGGGAGAGCCTGAGAAGAACCGCACAGATTGCGGCATCCCTCATGTATCGAAACCGGACATCTCGAACCTGATGAAAACCCTCGAGGACCGGCTTGTCGAGGAGGGGTTCATTAGAGATGACGCTGAGATTGCCGATTCTCATACATTCAAGAAGTGGTCAGATATCGGCTACTTCGCTATTCGAATCGTGGAGATCGAATCCCCACTAAGGAAGGTGAAATAGTGCCCTGGGGTCGCATTGATGATGGGTTTGACGATGATCCAGATCTAGACAAGATGAGCTGTGAAGCGATATCTCTTTTCTGGTGTGCGATCTCCTGGTGCTCGCGTAATCTCACCGATGGATTCGTGCCTGAAGGCCGAGTTACAAAGCTTCCAGGTGGAACAAGGGAGGCTGTCGAACAGCTCACGTCCGGTGACAAACCTTGGTGGCTTGAAGTCCAAGGGGGTTATCAGATTCGAAGCTACCTGAAATTCAACCCGAGCAGAGAGCAAGTCCTTTCTGAGCGTGAAGCCAACAAGAAGCGGGTTAATGACTTCCGAGAGCGCAAAAGGATAGAGCGTAACACCGTTACACAGAGCATTACTAACACCGTTAATAATGGTGGGTGTAATTCACCAAAAACAGACTGTGAGGTGCCTACTAGCAAGTCTGAAAACCAGATCGAAATCGGAAAAACGAAAGAACGAAACGATGATAGGTTCAAATCGAGTGGTGATGTTGGGTGTAACACCATTACCAACACCATTAATCCGGGCCATGTAATGGACCATCCCGTATCCCGTATCCCTAATACACTTCCTAACGGAAGTGATGAGAAACCATCGCCGGTGAATTCGAACGGCAAGGCCGACCGTAAGCCAAACCAGGCTTGGGAAGAGGTTTCACAAGTTCTATCCGGAATTTGTGACGGGCTTGGATGGGATCCGCCACTCGACAAGGATATCCGGCGTCACCTCAAGCCCGATAGCGCGTTGAGGCAACTCGCGAATCTGTTCGGTCCGCCTGGCGCCGTTGAATTGTTCCTATTCGCCCATCGAACCTGGAAAGGCAAGGTTTCTTGGGAGGCCGTTTTCGATAAACGAAACATCCTTCGTGAGGAAATGGGCAACGGCGGCGAGGTGATTTCAGACGCCGATCGATATAGAAAGGATCCAACAGCCGAGTTTGACTTCGACCTACGTGTTGAAACCATCGATGGCGAACCAATGATGGTGCGATACAAAAAAGGAACTCGAGAACCTTTCAACGAAGAAGAGTGGCACAGGAACCGATTAGTCAATAAGATGGTATAACTTTGTCTACATGAGTAAATCAACGGTTTCTATGATGGAGCTTTCGAGACTCAAGAAGTGGGAGAGAAACTACCGAGTCGGCGACGTAAACGCGATCATCGCAAGCATCACGAGGTTTGGATTCAACGGCGCTCTCAAGGTCCACAAAGGAACTGTGATGGCCGGAAACCATGCATTGGTTGCGCTCCAGACAATGAAGGCAAACGGTTCACCAGCTCCTCGAGGCATTGAGGATACTGGTTCCGACTGGCTTGTTCCTTGCATCGACATCTCAGATCTCTCAAAGAGTGAGGCTGAAGCATTCGCGATCGCCGACAATCGCACCCAGGAAAAGGGATCCAATGATTCTGAACGTCTTGCGGGTTTGCTTGCGGAGATTCTAGTTGTCGAAGACTTGACGGAATCCATCGGATACTCACAAGGAGATCTCGATCGACTGCTTGCAAGCCTGGCTGAAGAACCGAGTTTCGCTCCCGGAACAGCAACAGATCAAGGTGCACTCGACACCAAGCAGAAAACCGTTTGTCCGGAGTGTGGTCATGAGTGGATCCCTTAAGCTCGATTGGTGCACGTTCGTAGCATCAAAATACGCCGTCGAGCATTGGCACTATTCTAGACGAATGCCGGCTGGGAAGCTTGCGAGAATCGGCGTGTGGGAGTCAGGAATCTTTATCGGCGCCGTCATTTTCGGAGTTGGAGCATGTAATCACATCGGCGAGCCATACGGCTTAAAGCATACGCAAGTCTGCGAGCTCGTGAGGGTTGCATTGAAGAGACATCAAGCCCACGTTTCGAAGATACTTTCGGTGGCCATTCGGATGATCAAGCGTCGGTATCCAGGGCTCAAGCTCATCGTCTCATATGCTGATCCGGCTGAGGGACATCTCGGAGCGATCTATCAAGCATCCAATTGGATCTATGTCGGCCGAACTGAGCCTGACAAATATCCTTTGCTCGATGGCCGTGTTGTCCATCCGAGAACGATCAGCAAACGTATCGAAACGGGTCATCAGATCGACCGAACGGCCCTCAAATACGTGAAAAAGCCAGGAAAGCACAAGTATTTGATGCCCCTCGATAAAGGCAGCCGCGAGCGGCTCCTACCCCTTGCGAGGTCGTATCCTAAGCGCGGACGAAGCATTATTGGTGATGCAACCGTCTCCCAGACGGAAGAAGGCGGTTCGAATCCGACCCGTCCGCTCCAGACTCAAAATGGCAAGAAAACCGAAATTCACCCAAGAGAGAGCCGACCGAATAGCCCAGGCGCTTAAGACCGGAAACACCCGTCGAGCAGCATGTCTTTATGGAGGAATAAGCGAAGACACACTCGCCCGGTGGTTGAAGCGTTACGCGGATTTTGCGGAGCTCATCGCGCGCGCGGAAGCCGAATGGGAAGTTCACCTCGTTTCGATCATCACCAAAGCCGGCACCGAACATGAGGTTGTCACCACCAAGGTAAAGATTAGTCCAGATGGAACGTCAACCGAAACGACTAAAACAAAGGAGATGGACTGGCATGCAGCGGCTTGGATGCTTGAACGCCGAAAGCCGGATGATTGGGGGCGCAAGGATCAGCTGCAGGTTGACGCGAACATGAACATTGGCAAGGAGATCGTCGGTATCGTGAACGACATCAGAAAGCGAACGGAAACGCCTGAGGGTGGTGAAATCGAACCTGATAACGACGAGGAATAAGGGCCTGGCGTCTCAAGGTGTGCATGGGTGGCATCCGGGATTAGACCCGGATGAGGATTGAAACAACATGAACCCTCTCACCATCATTCTGCAGATGTTAACCCTCGGGTTACTCTGCAAGATCACAAAGACCCAAAGGAAACAGTCTATGGCCATTGAAGACATTCAGGCATCAGAAGCCACTACAGCAGCGGCTCTCAACACCATCTCCGATGCGGTGACCAACATCGCAGCCGACGAAAAGACGCTCTCTGACCGCATCGCCGCTCTTGAGGCGACAACCGTCACACCCGAGCAACTCGCGGAAATCCAGACCCTAGCCGCCGACAACGCCACCAAGGCACAAGCAGCGGCCGACGCCCTCACCAACCTCGCCTCTCAAGTCGAGTAACAACCACAAACCGAAGCCATGACTACGGGATTGTCTCAAATCGAGGCAGTCCCGTTGTTCTTCGAAGCGAACCTGCCAGGCACACGAAGCGGATCATGTCCGTCTCCCGAAGCATGAGCACTTCACCCGTTACCTGGCTTTCAGACGCAAAGTGGACTAGTCTCACCCTCAAGGAAAGAGGACTCATCGTCGCTAGCGTCGAGTGCGATGTTTTCAAGGTCCATGAAGTGACCCAGAATGACTCACCTCGAATACGCGAATACCTCAATACCGCGGGTGCAAAGCCCGGATCGCCTTGGTGTGCGAGCTTTGTCTTCTGGTGTTTCGTTCGAGCCGGTTGGCGGCTGAGTGACGGACCAGGTCACCCTCAGAGCGCTTTCGGTTGGAAAGCGTGGGCCGCAAAGCTGGGGATTCTACTGAACACCTGCAAGGGTGCTCAAAGAGGAGATCTAGCTGGGTGGGTAAACGCCGATGGCACAGGTCACATCTTCTTCATCGTGAAGGCCTACTCGATCCTCGGAATTTGGTTCATGCAAACGATCGAGGGCAACAGTAACGACGCCGGCAGTCGCGAAGGCGATCGGGTAATCCGCAAGACAAGACGATGGACATCGAAGATGTTCCGGATCAACATGGGAGCGGTGCGTGGCTAGATTCAAGCTGTTCTCCTTACCTGCGATCTTCAAGCGCAAACCGAAGGTGCGGCATCCCGACACCCGGCCACTCGCTCGAACCGGCGACGCTCGCTATGTGCCTCAAATGTCTCGCTGGGGACGTGGAAGAAAGGACGACGTCGTTTGCCTTGCCAATCGGTATGATGAGATCGCGATAAGGGACTACGATCGTGTTCGGTGGTATCCGATCGTCAAGGATTCACTTAGCACTCTCCGGACACCGATCAAGCGAGCAAACTTCCATTTTTCATGTGCACGGCCGGATATTGCTGACCTGGCAAAACAAGAGCTTGGGCCGCGCATCTCCGAACTCATTGGGATACTGATTAAAGGAGCTCAAGAGTTCGGTTATCAAGCTGTTGAGAAGGTGTGGGTTCCGCGGTTTGAGGTCTCGGTTACCACGACGCAGGCCAACTCAAGCGCCGATATCGAGCGAGACTTCCCGTTCATATGGACGATCAAACGGTTTGCGTCGATGTCGCCACTCGATACGCGGATTCTGGTCCGATCAGACACGAGCGAGTTTGCCGGCATTCGGCAATTCATCGGGACTGTGGAGCAAAAAGACATCCCCAAGTCTAAAGTGATCCACTTCACTAATGACAAGGAGTTTGACGGCAACTATGGCATCCCGAGGACAAAGCCTGCAGTTCCATTTGTGGAGCTCGTTGAGTCCGTGTGGGATGACTTGGGCATGTATTCCAAACGTTTCGCGGTGCCCTGGACGGTAGGCCACCACAAGCCGGGCTTTACGTCGGCCGGTATCGGGCCTGACGGTAAGCCAATTCAACAAGCGAGCTCCGATTTGATGAACGATACGCTCGCAGGCCTTGAGAGCGGTCATAGCGTCACATTGCCATCAGAGTTCGACGTTTCAGGCAATCCTCTGTGGGGAATTGACATCACCCAACCTCCAGGAGAGGATCGGTATGTCGAGAAGATCAGCCTACTCAACGATATGATCCGAATCGCCTTGGTCGTTCCCGAAATGGCTTCGAGTGAGAGCCCAGATACCGGCACTTATAACCTCGGTGAAGCGGTGCTCGATCTGTTCATTGAGAACTGCGAAGCGATTCTCGACGAGCTCACGGCTGTTCTTAATGAGCAACTACTGAAGGATTTCGTTCTTTTCAACTTCGGCGCCGATGCTCCAGAGTGCCGTATCGTCTTCGAACCGCTCGATGCCAAGGTCAAGCGAGCTCTCCTCCGTGCACTCCTGTCTCTGCTTTCAACAGGCGTTCCCGTCCAGGACGTTGAAGGCAACGACCTCGAACCCGACTGGTCGAATATCGCTCAAGACAACGGCCTAGCCCTCGTCACAGTCTCAGCTGCCCAGCGCATGAAGAGTGCGATCCAGAGCGCCATAGAGAGCCGTCTGACCTCACCGATAACGAAAGAGACACCAAGTGATGATTCGGTAGGACCTGACCCACTCAAGGACGATAAAGCTGAGCTCAAGGCAGAACTAAGCGACGATAACCGAGACCCAGATGGCAAGTTCGCACCCAAGGGATCGGGCGACCAGACAGGGCAAAAAAGCAGCGCAGACGATAGGGACATGAACAATGATCCAATCGAAATCGGAAAGTCTTTCGCTCCACATCCTGCACCCTTCAGAGACCTCAAAAAGGGTGCGTTAAGGCAAGCAATAGAACACCATGTCGATAGTCTAGAAGGCACATACGAGCTGGATGGTATTGATGGGACGGCAGTTGTGAACCACAGCACAGCTGGGAAGATCGCAAGCGGTCCAAACACACCTGAACAAGCCGATGCTGCGTTCAACCTGGCCCATATCCTAAACTCAGCAGAGCATGTCGAAAACCGAGACGACCGGCGAGGTTCAGCAGACATTGCACAAATCCACGTGCTTAGGTCGACCATGGATTACGGCGGCAAGAAAGTGCCTGTAAAGGTCACCGTGAAGCAATATCCAGAAGCATCCAAGAGGATGAAGGGGCAAAGGCATAAGGTCTACCACGTAGAGGCCTTTGAAATGGGAGAAGCATGAGGTCATTTGTGGTGGACGTCATCGGCTTTCCCAAGACCGAGAGTGGCCGGCCACGCCCCTCATGCTCCTTACCGTCGTGCCTGATGCCGCTCTTTCGAGCTCCCCAGACTAGTAACGTCCGAATCGACGCCGGTCAACCTATATTATGCCGTAAATCGTGAAAACCATGAGTGAAAAACCTATCCTAACCTTGCCAACAGTCCCGTTTCAGGACCAAGTGACCGTCATCGCACAGCCGACAAACCCAATCCAGTTGCATGTTCAAGCCGTTCGGGTGCTCTTCATAGACTCAGATGGACAGCCTCTTGAGCAACCTAAGGCCGTCCCGATCGACGAGATAGCCGCGATGCAAATCCTTCTGGATTACGTCAAGTTGAGACTCGGCACCCTCGCCAAGGAGCGCAAGAGCTCCATTATTATCGCCAACTAGGAGAATGAAAATGGTTCCGAAAGACTTCAAAGCAGAGCTCGAACAGTGGTGTAAGGACATGGAATCGCTTTGGCTGAGGGCCAACAGGTTGCAGCGTCATTGGTTCAATGGCTTGAACACGAGTGCACTAAACACCGACCAAGACGTGGTCAACGCAGTGACCCGAGTGGGTGAAGTTGTCACCGAATATAGTGACACCGGCAAGATGAACACCATCATCAGTGGCGAGGATCTTTGATCGTTTCAATTTTGCGGGTTGATAATGTGCTGGGCGCCAAGGTCTATGTCTGCGAGTGCCCAGACGGGTCAGAGCGACGCTATGAAACTCATGATGTGCTTGTTGATCCTCAAGCATGGTGCGACGACCTGTATCAAAACCAACGTGAAACGGAGTTAGCAGATGGCAATCAAAACGTTCAACCCAGCGAGTAGCACCGACAATTGGTCGACGGCTGCAGCATGGGGTGGCGCGATTCCGGTTGATGGTGATTCGTTCATCATTGCGGCCGGAAAGACTTGCTACATGGACGTGAGCCAATCAGCTATGGCTACCGGAATGATTGCCGGGACGATCAACGGAACACTATCCGGACCGAACGGCGCGGGCACTGGATATCTTAAGATGGACGGTGTAGCCACCCACGACATCACGATTGCTTCCGGTGGATCCCTCATTCACGGTGCATCTGAGTCGGCTCAGGCTCCAGCCAACTCAATCTTCAAGATCTGGCTCGGTGATCGCTCGGAGATCAACTGCTCGTACAACAACGCAGCCATTAAGCTCAACGCCACGTGGCCGGCACATCGGCACGTGAGACTCGCGAGTGATGCTTCGAACGGGGCGTCCGCTGTGATCGTGGATCAAACGAACGCAGTTTTGCAGGCTGATGGGTGGCAGGTTGGAGACTACATCGTTGCTGTCAAGAACTGCACGTCAACGACTCCAACGGTCCAAATGTTCACCCTGACAAGCTGGGGAGGTGGATCGACGATCAACCTTTCAGGAACGCTCTCTGCTGCCTACATCACGGGTTGTTATCTGATCAACATCACGAGCAATATCCAGATTCTAACGGCCCGAACAAGTGCCGCCGGCAGCGAATATTGTTTCCTTTTCAACAACGGCCCGGTAGCTCAGATCGGGTGCTCGATCATCAACACGACGTCCACGGTTTACGCCTCTGGGTACGGCCAGGCCCTTCGAACCCATGCACCGGCAGCGACCAACTATAACAGCTTGGTTTTCTACGGAGCGATTCACGGCTACAACATGGCCTATGACTACTCCAAGGCGATGAGGGGTGATTCGGCTGTGAATGGCCTGAGAGGCTATATCAGCAACTGCTGGTGTGGAAACTACCGGTCGACGCTGACGAGAGCTTCATTCCACACGTTTGGATGCTTCTCAGCCAGTTCGTTTATGGTCGATAGCGTTTTTCCCAAGGACACCATTTGGTTTGGCTGTGTCTACGGCCACAACAACAATGCCGGCTGCTATGACTCGAGCATCACGAAAGGGTGCTACACCTACGCGATCAGCTCATCCGGGATTGTGCTCGGTAAATATGCCGATGTTGGAGGATCATCGGTCATCGACCGCAACTCGAACGCCGACCTTGATATCGGCTCTGGCTGTAGCGTCGTAGGCTATGGGGCGATGCTGCAAAGCCCGACACCTGCCCTAAGCTACAGGCAAGAAGCGGCATCTGGTTGCAAGGCGATCGCCATCATCTATGACTACGGATCGTCTCCAGGAAACCCTCAACCTGGGCGTATTCGATCATGGTCTCCAGGAGGAACAACAGCCAGCGAAGTCGACGCCGGTTTTTCTGCTTTGGGTTATGCCTTCTGCCATAAGATGACGTTCGAGCTCTCAGTCTCTCCCAACTTCATCGATGTACCCGTGGATATCGTCGCCGGTCAGCCAATTTCAATCACATTCGACGTTCAGGTCAGCTCAGCGTTTGCATGGGCATCAAACCCAACTATTCAGCTTGTCGATCCTCAACTGGAATTCGAAGACGGTGCTGGTGTGCTTGCGTCGGCCTTGAGATCGGACGGTTCTGCCATCGACGTTGCCTCTACCGTCATTCAGCGTCTTTACCTCACCTATGTTCCATCCGTAAGTGGATCGTTTCCCTACGGGGCGCACAGGCCCGCGACGATCAGAATCAAAGGCACCGCAGGCAACACTTCGGGTACAGGCACAGATTTTATGCGTGTATGTTGGAGCCAGGCTCAGACCGTGGTTGCCGACGTCCAAAGCATGGGTGGCTCGGCCACTTCCCTTTCAAACCTTCTTTCACGCGTCGACGTGGCGATCGGAACGCGATTGTCAATGAGCGACGCTCTCGGAGCTGGTGCCTGGGCAGGCACTACGGTTAACGATGCTTTGAAGGCTGCCTGGTCTGATGGCGTTGGCGTTTGGCGCATCCATCCGGGCCCACCGCCTACGCTCGTGATCTATGCCCCGGATGGAGTAACACCGCTTCGAACGTTTACCCTAGATGACAGTTCCAGCCCTTCAGCGAGGTGGTGATATGAAAACAGTCGTAACCAAAGGATATCGAAAGACCGCTTCAACAACCTACGGATTCCAGCCGGACAGCCCGCCTCAAAGTGGATCCCCCTACCCTTATGCTTTCACGTCAGAAGGCAACGTCACGCTCGAAATGGAAGACGCAGCGCTTGCCACACTCGTAGGCGTCGAAACGCGCGTCATAACCTCGTTTAGATCAGGGATACCCGACTGGAAGCTCAAGAAGGCACATAAGAAGATCGCCGAGAGCATTGGCATCAATCCCGATTTCCTGCTATCGCGAATCGTGAAAGCAGAGCGACGTATTTGGTCCAGGTGGTCGAACCGCTTCCCCAGCTCGGACCATGAACCCTACAGGAGACTCACATCATGAAAATCGACCTCGAAGTTATTGAACACCCAGGCGGCGCCCTTACCGTCCTTCTGCCGGCTTGGCGAGTTAAAGCCTCGGTTGAAGCCATGCGTAAACAAGCAGAGACGACCACTGACGCTACCGAACGGGCTCGCATGATCGAAAATGCCGAATCGATCGACCAATACCAAAGCGAGATCCGGGATCGCTATTCTGATCGGATCCAAGTGCGATCCTACGAAATCAAACCCTACACCTACGGTGGGAAGCTGGAAGCCAAAAGGCGATCAACTACATGGGAGAACGGGCAGAGTCGGTTCGATGAAGATGTGTTCCGTGCTGAGATCGTGGCCTTAGGACTCGGAAAGAGCTATGACGAGGTTCTCAGCATGGCTCCCACGCTGATCCCTTGCCTTTACTCAGAGATCGTCGAACGATCCGAGCCGGAGCCATCGAAACTCGATTTTTTACCTTCATAGCTCACCGTTTAGGGATGAATCCCAATGAGACGGTGAGCGGGGATGCCTTGCAACCTGAAGTAGAAATGTTCATTGCTTGGATGATGGGGGAGTGGAACGCAGACGTCATGACCATAGAGAACGGACTTGCCGAGATCCTTCTTTCGATGAGAAGGGAGTTCTGGGGAGCATACAAGCAGAGGCCAGGTGTAGATAAATGAGGGCAGTTCCTGAATGGGCAAATGAACCGGTTGATCCTCGAAAGTTTGATCGGAATGCCGTTGAACTCCCTCGTTATGCCGATATCGAGCGGACTTTTGAAAGCCAGATCCACAAAGGAATCACGGGCTTTCAACGTGGAGATCTCGACCGAACGGAGCTGGTAAGACAGTTCAAGCGCAACCTGCAGAACGCTGAAACAGAGGCGTTTGTTGCAGGTCGACGTGCTAGGGGTGATACCCGCAGCGATATCTCGGATGCAGAAGCAAAGATGCTCTCCGGACGCCACTCTCGGAATATGCGGTATTTCAACCGCTTCGTTGGTGACATGGAAGTCGGTCGAGGCAAGATGGACTACTTCGATAGGGGAAGCATGTATGCCAAGTCGTTGTGGTCGCTCTATACGCGAGGTGAAACGACCGATTGGGAAGATCCAACAGCCGAGAACAACCGCTACTACTGGGTGATGGACGTCGAAGCTGAGCATTGCAAGAGCTGCATTGAGCGTGCGAAGAAGAGCCGGGAGAATGATGGGTTCAGCTATGACGAACTATGCGAACTCGGCTGGCCGGGCGAGAATACAGACTGCCTGACTGAGTGCCGGTGTCATGTCAAGGTAGTTCAGAAGCGAACCGTCCATCCCGACCGGTTCGATGACGCCACTCCAGCAGCAACCCCAGAAAAAGGCGTTCAAGACCTAATCGACATGCTAGGCGGTGAGAACATGCCTCTTCGGCTGCCTGTTGCGGGCGTACCGAGCGTTAAGCTTGAACCCTCGGTGGTGGAAGCCTCGGTGACTCAATCGCAAGATCCAGAGCAGCTCAGTAAACTCCTTCCGATGGTTCCCAAAACCCTCACGAATCCGGCTCAGGTGATCGATGCAGGAAACATCAGACACTACCTCGGATATGGGATGCACATTGCCGTGGGAAGGGGTTTGGACGGCCTATGGCGTATCCTGTATATGTTGCTTTTTGGTGAAGGTGAGAAGGCTGCGTGATTTCGCTAATTGTTCCAAGTGGAGGGCTATTTAGACATAACGAACTGCTTTGGGGGAAGATCTCTCTCGCCCGGAGCCAGATCGATCTGGAAGTCATCATCCCTTCCCATGCGGGTGAGTATGAGCGTTTAGCCTGGCATCTGAATAACAAACTATCCTTACCAGGTCGCTTCCTGGACATTTCGGAGCCTTGGGGCGTTGGGAAAGCGATGGCCCTGGGTGCCTTGGCAGCCCAGGGCGATTATCTTGTTTTCATACACGATGACGTCGATACCGACGAATTGCCTCTCCTTCTTCGCGAACTCGCACAAGATGGGGGCTTATGGGTTCCGCAGGTGGTTGATAGCGATAATCCTGACCAGAAGACCTGGATGAGCGAAACCACGACTCAATACGTCGATCGATGTTGTTTTGGTGTTTCAAGAGAGATCCTCGACCAGGTCGCTGGCATCGGATCGGGATTCGTGGTCGATGGCTATGCAGCCGACCTTCAACACCGGATCGCTCGTGAACTCGGTCTCCCAACATTCGTATCGAAGCATGCTCGAGTAACTCATGAAGGCGGCACGATGACTCACGAGATCTTCGGTCTGCAGCACTATCATGAAAGATATAGGCTGGATATGACCCTGCTTTCTGAGCGAATGAATGTTCCCCTCGAAATGGATAGCCGCCCTGGCCTCCAGCGTATCATCCCAAAAGGGAACGCTCCAGACCTTGTCAAGATCACCAGAGTAAATGCGGACGACTTGATCAACACCTGTGACAGTGAGTTCTATGAGCTTGACGGAAAGGTTTTCAAGCGCATTCGAGCAGGTTGTTCCTATTCGATCGCTCCCCTGCTTGAGCGATACGATGCTGCTCTTTACCGGTGGTTTGGTCTGGGGGACGCCATCATGGCAACGGCTTCATTCCGAGCGTTCAAAACGCTTTATCCAGACGTTTCGATTCGCGTGTTCGCTGGTAACGACATGATCGCTACAGTGATGAGGCATTGCCCTTTCATTGATAAGGTTGAAGTTGTGTCTCAGCATTCTCAGGTTCCTCCAACAGCGGTGGATTGGGGTGTTGCCAACGGAATCGAAGGAACAACGTTCTATGGATTCTGGGCGTTGGGGATAGAGGACTTTGCAGGCCCTCGAAAGATGAGTTTTGAGATCGATGAAGAAAGACGACCGCAGGGGATGGTTGCTGGAATCCAACTACATGGTGGATGGCCATCGAAGCAATACCGACATTGGAAAGAACTCGGTCATGCTCTTCAATCCCTAGGATTTGAGGTTCGATGTTTTGGCCAACAAGAGAAACTCAGATCCGAAGCTGCTTTAGAGGGATTCCAGGTGATTGATACGCCTGGATTAGAGAATTTCGCTCGTGAGCTCAACAAACTCGCGGTGTGGATAGGGTTCGACTCGGGTGGTTCCTACCTTGCAAATGCTCTCGGCGTGCCGTCCGTTTGGCTTTGGGCAACTCACGATCCGGCTGGACTCATTGGTGGGTGCGGTGATGCAGGTTCATGGGAAGCTATTTGGAGGGGCAAACCCGTCAAGTGCTTCGAGATGCACGGCATATCCTGTAGATTTCCCGTTAGTTCCGTTGGCCAATGCCCTTTTCGAGGGGACAAACCCGGCGCCGACTGCATTGACGAAATCGAGGTGAATGAAATCCTAGACGCAACGATACGAGTGATGGCCAAGGAGCGCGGCCTTGTATAGCATTCGAACCGTGGTTCACACGGTCAAGGACATCCTGGAGGGACACCGAACGGAACTCGCGGCCGCGATGCATGTGGCGGGGCTTCCCGGTCAGTTTGGGCATATCCTTCCCTACTTTTCCCACAACGTCGACGCCAAAATGTATCCGTGTTTGATGATCGACCAGCGATCGGAGAGAACGGAGTGGATCGCGATGCCCGACATTGCTGCAGACATGGCAAACCTTACGATTTGGGGCATGGTTCACTGGGACGAGCCGGAACAATCAGCCGAAGCAATTGGCGTTCTTGGAACGGTTGTGAAGTTGATCCTAAACCGCCGGCATCGGGCTTTTCCGATCGATGAGACTCACGACCTTTACTTCGAAGATGCCACCCCCGTTTCTTCCGTCGAGTACGGGGTTGCCGAGATGAACTCGGCTGTCGTCAAAGCATTTCAAGCCAGTTTTTCGAGCCGTGTATGCGTGCAATTGAGGAGTGAGAGTTGATGACGAATATGGAAATTAGCGACCGTGAAAGGGCATTGATCTTGACCATGCGCCGAATGCGAAATGGGACGCTTGAAAAGGTAGGCGTCGTTAACGGCGAGCCAGGCGTAATCATCGCAACAACTCAGCGGATCGATCTACAGCGAGAAGACGAGCTCACTTCGGCTTTGTCTGGAGGCCATGTGCCTCTTCCCTTGCCTATGGAAGCTCATAAGGATGAAGAGGATGGCTAATTACAAGCGTAAAGGCCATCGAGGACGTAGCAAGAAGGCTCCTAAGCATACTCAAGGAGCTGGACGGTGCGTAGGCAATAGCTACAAAAAAGCAATCAGCGGCGAATGGAGCCGATCTAGCTTCACTAATCGTAATTGCCATCACCAAGCTGCAACCACCAAGAATCGAATTCATCCTGACGATCTAGAATAGTTCACGTCGACTGTTTTGAACCTACGCGCATCCTTTATCCACTACCCAGCGTCATGAAGCGCAAGTGACCAAGCTGGCCAATCGCCGAAAGTGGAGGGGAGGTCCGAAAACTGAACAAGGTAGCTGAGCGGCTTATGTCGCTGGCTAATCGGTTACATGTTATTCGGATATCTCAGAGACGCAAAAGACGAAAGAGACTGGCAATGGCCCACGCTGATGGGATTAGCCCCCACCACACTCCCAGAGCGCATTTCCCTTGAATCCGCTATCGGACCGGTTTTTGATCAAGGTCAGACCTCCGAATGCGTGTGCTTTTCTTGCGCCGGCATCAAGCGATACCACGAGTTTGAGCAGTCCGGAGCATGGCTTTCTTTCGATCCCGATGAGCTGTATAGGCAATGTAAAGCCGTCGACGGTGCTCCCGGTTCAGATGGCACGTTTCCACGTGTAGCTCTCGACCAACTGGTGAAGGTTGGAATGCTCGCTTCGGATGGCAAGCGTTACACGATCGCGGGATATGCGAGGCTCACCAGCATCGATCAGATCAAGCACGCGATCAGCGAGAAGAAACCGGTTTTGATCGGCGTTCGAGTTGACATCGAGGCGATTGCGAAACTCACTCCTGGATCAACACTACCGATGGCAGACCACTTCGATGGTGGCCATTGCATGGTGATTGTCGGCTACGACGATGCTTTGAAGGCGTTCCGCATTCGAAACTCCTGGAGCGAGGCTTGGAGCGATCACGGCCACTTCTGGATGCCTTACGACTACCTGACGACTTGCGACCCTGAGTTCGACTGCTGGAGCTCGGTCGACTTCACTTCGGAGGATCCTCGATGACCGACAACCCGACCGTCTGGTTTGTGTCCCTTACCGCGATCTTGAGCACCGTCATTGGGCTGGTCGTTTGGCTCGTCAAGTGGAGTGAGCAGCGAACAGGAGCGGTCACGGATCGCTACTTTAGCTATCTCGAACAGCGAGCCACCAAGGACGAGGAGCGCTATTCCAAGCAATGGGAACTGCTTGATTCTCAGACAAAGGCGATCGCTGACCAAACGACCGAACTTAAGGCGATGACCTTGGCCTTGGGCAAGTGCCCCGTAGTTAGCAAACAGCCTAGTGGATTCGCGGATGAGCGAGACGTGGAGAGACACTGGTGAAAACGGTTTTTTTCCTAAGCGAGATCTCACCTTCAGGCGACCTGTACCGCGTTGAGGCGCTCCGCGTTGGCCATTGGGACTACCCAATTGCCGGCGGTCTGAATGTTACCAAGGAGCTACTCAAAGAGCTCAAATATAACTTCGACCTAGGAGCAAAGGGCTACGAAGTGCCTGTGGATGGCCGTGCAAAAGATGGAGATGAGAGCACAGCTCACTCAGACAATGACGCCGATGATTGTGGCTGGGTGAAGCAGCTCGAACTCTCCGCGGACGGCGACCATCTTTTTGCGCTGTTTGATGTCACTGACGAGAAAACAAAAGAACTCGTCGACGAGGGGTCTCTCGCTTATTGTTCCAGTGAACTTGACCTCGCCTGGTTCGATCCTGAGGACAAGGCGACAAAGCAAGTGTTTGAGGGCCTGGCGCTCACCAACCGCCCCTACATCAAGCGCATGGCTCCCATTGAGCCCGTGAACCTTTCAGAGTTCAAGGGCAAAGACGATGTTCCCGGAGAATCCGGGGCAGGCGGCAACAAACCGCAAAAAACCACCCAAAAGGAGGCAAATATGCCTAAGACGCCAGAAGAGCTACAAGCCGAAAATGACGCTCTCAGGGCTCAGCTTGCCGAAGCCAAGGCGGGCAGCGGAAGCGCCGCCAAACTATCGGAAAGCGAGGTGAAGCTTACTGAACTGGTCAAAGCAAATGAGACACTCAAGGCTCAACTGACCGACGTTCAAAAGTCGAACCTGGAAACCCAGACGAAGCTTCGACTCGGTGAGGTCAAATCTCAGCTCGCAAGTCTTGCCCGCAAAGGCAAGATCACAGTCCCCATCTATAAGAAAGTGTTCGCCCTTTCTGAGGCGCTCGTTTCAACGGGAACCTCGGTCGTTCAACTCGGATGCAAGAAGAAGCTGGACGAAGGTGAAGGCGACGGAGTTGACAAGCTAGACGTCGTTGAGTCAGTGCTCGACGTGTTGAACCAACTCCCTGACTCAATTGCCACCGATCCCGAAAAGGAAGCGGTGCTCGACGAAGACGGCAGTCCGGATAACTCGGATGACGACGACGACAAGCTCGACAAGGAAGCCAAGGCCGCGATGAAAGAGAATCCCAAACTCTCCTATCGCCAGGCGCTGGTTCTCGCCGAGCGAAAGATCAGGGGAGGTAAATAACCCATGGCTGGACGAAGAACAGAACAGACAAAAGGGTTTGTCTATTGGGACTCTCCTGGCGCGGGTGCGAACCCAATCGCTCCGTTCCAAATCGTTGGACTGGCTACTGCAGCTGAAGTCACCGCGGCCATCGCCGCCGGCGTTACTCGAGCTGCAATCGGTCAACTTGTTGTTCCGATGCCAACGGCCGTTATCCTCGGCGCCACGATGTCGGCTCGAAGGGTCATCGGTGTAACGGCGAACGCAGCCTTTTCTGGCGATGAGCTTCTTGTCATCACCGAGGGCATCGCTGAAGTCATGGTAAACGCGGCTGTCGCAGCCGACGCCATGCTTTTTAGCACCGCTCTCGCTACTCGAACGACCGTTCAAACGCCTCTCACCTCATTACTCGAAATGCTCTTGCCGTTTGATCCGCGAGCGACGCTCACGTATAACCTGGCGATGGCTGACGACCCCGCTCTCGTTCCGACCACAGGTGCCGGCACGAACACGATCTTCTACCCCATTGGAATCGCTATGGCTCCGGCCACTGCCCAATACGACGTCATTCCGGTCGAGCTTATGCGCGGCCCACTCTACGGCTAAGGAGGAACAACAAGTGGCAATTGGAAGAAGCACTCAAGTTCACTACAACAAAGTCATGACGAATCTGGCGGTTCAGTTCACGCCGCCTGAGCTCGTTGCTCGCAACCTGTTCCCAGTTGTTCCGGTCGAGAACCGCGCAGATGTGTATTCGGTGTTCGACAAGTCGATGTTCAACACGGCCGACGACACCCGCGCGGATGGCGACGAGTCGAATGAAGTCTCAAGAGGCTGGCGATACGAGCCGTATGTTTGCGAGAAACATGCTCTTAACGAGCCGATCACGCAAGACATGCGCAAAAACTGGGACAGCCAGGTTGACCTTGAATCGTCGACAACCGAGTATCTGAAACAACTCGTTTGGAACAACTACGAGATTCGCATGTTTGGAACGGGTGGTATTTGTCGCACCGCGGCCAATAACATCTACTCAAACGCTCTTAACTGGTCCAACCTCACCACGGCATCACCAAGAACAGATCTAGAGGCCGCAATCAATGCAGTTGAAATCGGTTGCGGCTTTACGCCGAACACGATCGTTCTGACGCCTCTTGTGGCGCGCTGGATCATGCGAACGGCCGAGTGGAAGGACGAGAACAAATACACCGTGAACATCTGGAAGGAAGGCGGTGCCGCCGATCTCCCGCCGAACATGTACGGGATGAACGTGATTTACGTGAAATCCCTCATCAATACGGCGAGGAAGGGCCAACCCCCAGCTCTTTCTCGAATCATGTCCGACGACATCTGGCTTGGTTATGTGAATCCGAGTGGACCAGGATACAAGAGCGTCACCTACGGGGCGACTCTCATGGAATATGAGGAGGTCACCTCTTGGTTCGAGAAAAGCCGAAAAGCCGACATCTACGAGTATGAGGCCAACTACACGCCTAAGCTTATTGCGAAGGAATGCGGAGCTCTTCTCACGGACGTGACGACCTAGCCCTCAAAGGCAACGCAAATAGGGGTTCGAGCTTGGATGGCTCGAACCCCAAAGACCTACATCATGTATGCAAAAGAAGACGCAGTCCGGAACTTGTGCCGAAACCGAAAGAGCCAGCTCTCAATCGACGAAATTACGGCAGCGGCCGATATCGTCGACGTCGAGATTGACCTGGTCCTGTCTGAGCGGTTTTATTGGCCTGTGAGTTCAACCGGAGTCGTTCTCAATGTCACCCCCCCTAAGGCCGTTATCGCACTCGCAAACCTGAAGACCGCGGCTATGATCGAGATGCAAACCTACGCACAGAATGAAGCCGGGCAGATGGTTGCGAATCCCTACGGCAGGTCGCTAGAAAAGCGCGGTGATGCGATCCTCAAGGGGATTGTCGACCAAACCATGAAAGTAACTGAGCTCGAAGAGGCTCAGGATATTTCAGTTTCCCCCGCCAAGAAGATTTTTAAGCCAGTTCATGGAGTTCGAGGATCAGGCCTATGAGTGTTATCGTTGCATCCGACCTAAACGCTGTATTGGATCCCTGTGTGAGGTTCGCACTTCGATATGTTGGAACGCAGGCCTCTGGCTACGGCGTCGGCGTGAGTGGAGGTGTATGGGGCGCAGTCGGTGCGATCACCGATCTTAAGACCGTCCTCGTCACCACGATCAGCGATCTAGACCCGATCGCCGCACTCGTGCAGCCGATCCAAACCCTTGATCTTTCGGTTAATGGAGTCGGTCAAGCCGCAAACAACCTTGCCCCGATACTGTCGGCGTTGCAAGGCCATGTGACGCGATTCCAGGTCCCCAACGTGAGAAGCCTGGACGATTATCTGACCTACCTCAACGTGTCTCAGGCAACCAAATGGCAAGCTCTGCAGCATCCCTATTGGCGCGACCTTGCGAGCTCGTGGCAGACGGGCGTTTATCCAAGCGCATGGAACCTTTATTTCGAGGTTCTTCAAGGGGCGACTTATGCCAATGGACTCGCTAAGTTTGTCGTTGGAACGGGATACTCCGTTGGTCAAACGATCGACACTTCGATGTATGCAGGTGGATTCCCTCAGCTCAAGGCGTCGGGGATCACAGGTACGGGACTCGTCACCGTGACCGGCACGGCTTACGATCCGGCGACCAAGACAGCAACCGCCGGCATGACATGGACGGCCACAGTCAACGCTAACGGCGTTTTCACCCTGGTTCCCGGTGGAGCAACCCCAGCACCTGCCAACTCGCTAATAGGGGCCGTATCGGCGATCTCTGCCGCTGTCGGCATAACGGCCGGCTCGATCTATGTAGAAGCCGCAAGACCGGCTGGGAGACCACTCCTGCCGTGAATATCACCTACTCGCTCGACGCTTCTGAGTGGATCAAGACACTATCGGCGCTTGAGCAAAATGTTGATCCACGGAACATCCTCCAGCAAGCTGCCGAAATCATTCGATCGGATGTTATCGCTCAGTTTCAGTCGGGAGGAATCCCTTCGTGGAAGCCACTCGCAACGAGCACGATCAGACAAAAGCGAGCGGCAGGCTACCCTCGCCATAACCAAAAAGGCGAAGAGGTTCAATCCCTCAAGCAGAACGGAGTATTTGGACCTGAGAACATCCTGATTCGATCGGGAGCTCTTTTTTCGAGCTGGACCCAGAAACAGGATCCCGACCACATAGAAGAGATCGACGGCGACACGCTGACATTCGGTTCGTCGCTTGATTATGCGGCCTACCACCAAACGGGCTCAGGCAGGGGACTGCCGGCGCGCCCAATAACCATCACCGAGGACGCCATGAGAAAGATCGAGGCGATCGTCGGATCGGAGGACAACTAATATGAGCATCCCTCAAGGACGACATGGATACGTTTCAATCGGGGGCGTCAAATACCCCGTTTTCAATTGGCAGATGCCGAACCCACGGAACCTCATCGCTCCGAATCCGGTTGGCAACTCATGGAGCACGAACTTTTCTGAAGGGCTCAAAACGACTCGTTTTACTGCATCGATGATGGTGCGTGAAAAGACGGGTGAAGTCCTCAGCGCGGCAAAGACCTTCTTTAACCTCTTCTTGGCGCGAACTTGGGCTGGAGGCCTCGACGATACATCACCGTCGACGATCATCGCCCATAACGGCATCAAGACATTTACGCTTGCAAACTCCAAAGCCGAAGCATTCACTCTGACCATAGCAAAGGGCATGATGGTTGGTCTGTCGGTCGTTTTCGTGGCGCCTGGTATTCCAATTCCAGCTACCGCCTTACCCACGGACTATTCGAACACGATTGATGCTTCTGCATCGCTCATGTACGACAAGGTCACAATTGGTGGAATTACGGGCAATATCTATGGGGCTGAAATCACCTATAGCAACTCTCACGTTCCGAACGGTCCTCTCGACGGAACAAAATCGCTTTCTTCATGGGATGCGGGTGTTGCTACGGCTGGAGCTACCTTTACGTTTGACTCTCGCCAGACTGGATCAGAACCATTCGCGGACGGCGCAACGATCACAGTCGCACTCGCGGGAGCGACAACGAATACCCTATCGCTCACGAAGGTGATCCCAGAAAATCCCAACGACGGACATGGCGACCTGAGTCAAGCATTCGTTAGCTATAACTGCCTTGTACAAGGTGACTCAACGAACAAGCCTATCACCATCAGCTAGATTCTCTCAAACAGCTCAGGGAATACAGGACGTGCGATGTCAATGGCAACGGGCCAAAATGGTTCTAGTTCCCTGAGAACGGCCTTTATATCTTCGATGGAACTGTCGAGACTGAGTAAGGAGTCAGGGTCATTCTTAATGTCGTCCAACATCTGGTCCCACTCTCCGACCTTCAGCATCGTTTGAATCCCTGATTCGTAGAATCCAGGCGGTGTAGCGCTTCTATTCGCCAGTAGGCCTACCTCGATCAAGCAGAACAGAGTCTTCGCCTTGGCAATCATCACCCGGAGTTCTGATACCTTATCCATTGGGCGAGTATATCAGTTCGTGCTCATTTTAGCCTCACTCATGCGATGATCCGTCTGAAAGCGCATGAGCGAATCGATTGCCATTCTGAAACTACAGGCGCAGGGATTTACCGAGGCGATGCAGATGGTGGCCCAGCTCAAGGCTCAGATTGCCGAGTTAAATGGCATCTATGGGGGACCGGGGGGAACGCCTACGGGTTCCGGAGCCCCCACGGTGGCGTCCTCATCCGGTGGGCAAGTCGCAGCCGCTAACGCTCTTCCCCCTTCTCCCAGCACCCCTCCGACGACTTTGAGCCATGCTGCAGCAAACGCAGGTGGCCCCGGTGCCGCGACAATACCCGCGAACACTCCCGCTCATGCAGGTGGGGCTGGTGGAGGTGCACCACCTCCAGGAACCGATACCAACCTAACGCTAAGGGATCTGGGTGCCGCAATTGGCGGCCAAATGGCATATAGCCAGTCTATGGATATTCTGAGGCAATTTGCCGGAGGTTACTCTCAGAGTGTGGTTACAGGTAAGCCATTTCACGCTGAATCATTGATACCTGGTGCTGGAGCACTTGCTTTTACGAGCATTGGCGCAGGAATAGGTTTTTCATTGGGTGGTCCTCCTGGAGCGCTTGTTGGTGCAGGTATCGGTAGTGGCGTAGGTTCGATTTGGCAAAGCACGATGGAACCTATCATCAAGAAGGACATTGCCTTCGACGACATGTTGAGTTTGATGAAGTCTGGCTATGGCATGAGCGACGGAAGAGGAGTAAACGGCCGAATCATAAGATCTTCACAGGGCATGACCCAAGGTGAGCTTGATCAGCAAATGGCTTGGCTTCAATCGGGAGTCCCCTTGCCAGCCTATGCTTTTCATAAATCCAGGGAACTCAATTCCCCGTTCCTCAGAGATGCTTACGATAAGTCCATTCATGAAGCTCTCTACTCACCTGGGGCCATCAAGAAAAGAGGGGGCAGACTTCCAAGGTTAGGAGACACTTGGACCGATGAAGAGGACGACGACATGCTCCTTGATACGGCTTACAAGAACCCCGTCAATGCAGCGATTCTGAGAAGAAGAGGAAAAACCAAGCTTGCAGGAATCGCGGAAAAGCGAGCAGCTTTGGCCATTACACTCCCAGATGACATGGCCGGAGATGAAGGAGCAATTAGCTACTACGGGTTAACAGCCGGACTTGCGGTTCGCTATGGTGGATCTCAGGCAGGTAGGGGTGAAGCCGAAGCAGAGAAATCGGCGATGCTTTCTTTGGCCGCACACAAAAGGGCTCAAGCTCGACTGATGAGTCAAAGCCATAATCCGGGTCAGGCTAAGGCACTCGATTTTGAAGCGGACGCCTTATTGAAAACCGCCGATCTAGTGGACAAAGAAAGACGATTTGGCGCCATGGGTGCCGAAGTTTCTGCTCATGCAGAATCTTTGATGGGATCAGCTTCAAGAGGGATGGAGAAAGCCTTGTTCGGTGGAGGTCGTTATGACACACTGCCATGGAATGAGCTTCAGCGATCCTACGAAACAAGTGCATCGGAACTCGAAAGGCTTATGCGCGACAAGGCCGCTGCCGGAATGCTTAGTCCAGCTGAGCGCACGCAGATCGAAAACCAGGTTGCAGATCTCAGACATAAAGCCTCAGTCGGAGTCCCAAGACAACAAGAGCAAGCCCGTAACCGCACAATCCTATCCGAACAGACGCTCAAAGGAGCCGAGATGATGGCACAAGGGGCGCATGGATTCATGTTTGGATCCGCTCAAGAACAAGCCGGACAATACGACGCGCAGCTCAAGGTCCTCCAGGAGCGTGAGAAGGTGCTTAAGAACATCCTCGACACCTCGCGGTACATCACCTATGAGGAGAAACTCCAACTCCAAACGGAGATTCAACAGCTTAAGGTGAGCGAAGAACAGGCTAGAAAGGCCTCAGCCCTCGCGACTGCCCAGGCGGGAAGAATGGAACGGGACACCGAAAACGTTCTTGGGACTTTTAACCCCAAGAAGAGCCTTATTCGTGGAGTAGGTGGCGCCGATGCAAGTGAAGCATATTCAAAGCTCTACTCCGCATCATTGAATGATGTTTCGTCCGCCGAGAAGGAACGCACGGATTTGATCAAGGCCGGTTTCGACCTGAAAAGCCCTGAAGTGAGAGCCAAGGACCGAGAGATAATGAGCCTAAAGCTCACCTCTGAACAGACTCTTAGAGGTATGGCAACCGTGCCAGAAAGTGGAAAGGATCGGGCTTTGCGCTCGAATCTGGACACACAATCGGCGATCTACGAAGCCGGGTTTGGTGGAAGTCCTGGAGCACTACGCGGAAATCTTATGCAGCAAATGCAACTGAATCAGAAGAGGTTGCAAGATCTTTCTTCTAATCGCTCGAAGCTTATCAGCCAAGGGCGGTGGACCGAAGGCATGGAAGGTGACTATGCCGAGTCGGCCAATGCCGTCCGGCAGTCTCAAGTCGGTCTAGCTGCTCGTTACGATCAAGGTTGGCAAGAAAACCTCATAAGTGAGGCTTATAACATGCCTAGCCAGGGTCGTTTGATGATGAGCCAGTTCACCCGGCGTGAAGCTTCCCTTCGTGGAATCGTTAATCCTGCGTTCGGTGGAAGCGAAGAAGATACGCGAAGCATGCGGATGTTCCCGACTCGTATGATGCAAATGCCGGGAATGGGAACCCCCCAGGGATTTAACGGTCACATGCTTGCCGCCGCCGCCAGTGGAAAAAGCAAAGGGAACGGAGAGGTAACGGTTCGCGTGATCGTCGAGACTGAGAAGGGTGTTAAACTGAAGGACACGACACAGACGGTCGAAGCCTTCAAGAGCGCTGAGGATGTGACCACCAACGTTCACGCTCGAAATACACCAAGTGGATAACAACTATGGGAATCAACTTTGAAACACCAGAAGAGGCAAGAATTGCCGCTGATAAGTTAGTTAATGAGATGTGCAGGCAGCTTCATGAGTGGGGATTTGCCACCGTTGTGGCTGTTGGAGACGCCGACCATCTCGATAAGAACTCATTCTTTATGGGCTATTTCCATGGAAACGCCCTTACATGCATCGGACTCACTCATCAAGTGATGGGTTGCCTTCAGAAAACGGTTCAAGAAAGGTCATTCCCTTTGACCTAGACACCGACTAGAGGTGACTTGGCGTATAATTCGATCATGAATTATATCGACTGGTTGACTAAAGTTCACCGATTAATAGCATCAAGAAAACCCGACATACGGACTTCTGATCTCGATCAGAACGCATTGCTGGATTCTTTCAACCAAGGCGTTAACCCAGTGGATTTCGTTATGCAGGATGATCTTCCAATAAGAGACCTCTCTACACTGCCGACGAACGCGAAAGCCAAGCAGTCGAGTGTTCCAAAAGCTAAGGAGTCTCCAAGTGCGATGTTAATTGCCGTCTTGGTCGTTGCGATGCTCGTAACTTTCTATGGGGTAGTGAACGCTCTAACCAGCATAGGACATGCAGTGAGTAACCATTAGGTGGTCAATAGATGGAAAACGGAAAAAGCGTTCTAATCTTGGCATTATCTATATTGTGCTCTTTTCTTCTTGGTGCCGTGATTGTGTTGCTTGTCACTCGCCCAAAGGAGACATTTAAGTCAGCAGATTCGACTAAACAGGCAACTGCTGTTGGGGTTCAAAAGTATCCAAACCAGAGCCAGGTTTCAGAACAACAAGCAAGCATTGATGCTCAGCTGAAGGCTCTTGAGGTACAGGTGAATAGCTACAACTCAGCGTGCAAGAGAATCGAATCGGCAGCCGCTAATAGTGAAAGATACGGCAACCAAGTTATCAATGAACCGTCGCTATTCAATGATCCTGACTTTAAGGCTACTCAGGATCAGAACTCTTCTGCACTTCTTTCAGCGGTTCGGGAGGCTTCTACGTTGCTTCAAAGTATTCAGCAGAACTCGTTGTTTTCTGTACATTTTAGATTCGGTGCTGTTCTAGGCTCAGCCAACGAATTGCCCGTCGTGCGAAATGCGTCGGGAGGAAAAGGGCTTTCGTACATCGATAAGCTGTAGAACTCCTTAGGCTCAGGACTCTTCTTGAGCCTTTTCTTTTTTCATCTCTTCAACTCGGGTGCCATCATCGGTGGCGAATTCTGCGAAGCTTCCTAAGGATCGTGTTTTTCCTGCTGCCGACTGTTCTATCCCTCGCTTGACCGATTCAAGAGTTTCCTTAGACATCTTGACTTTAGCGACTTTGCCTTTCTTCATATCTGCATTATACAATCGGTCTTCCTCATAGGTTCACTTTCACTCATCTTGAACTCCACCACGTCTCATAGGCGACAAGTGGAGGACCAATGATATCTCAGTTCCTTTACTGGCAATCGCCAGAGAACGGCCGACTCAAGGGCACGATCGTGTGCCAGGACGGCCACGTTCATCTCACCGACATCCCGCCGGATGACACCGAGCGCTATGAGGCGCTTATTCGCGACTTTGCGAACGGTTGTGACCGGCTTCCCTTCACGACTGCCCAAGCAGAGGCGTTTCTTACCTCCCGAGGGCTTCCAAAAGTCGACCTCAACCCGCCTCTCATCTTCTTTGGACCGCTCGACTCCACGAGTTCAGCTCCCCAAAAGGTCGAGGCCCCGACACCCATACCCACTCCGGACACTGTAAGCACGATCGTGCTTAAGATCGTGTCGGACGATGACAAGGAGTAAACCCATGATCTTAGAGATCACAATCGAAAATGGCGAAGTCACAGCCATCAACGGCGAGTCCGTAGACGAACAATCTCTGGCAACCGCCTATGGCGCCAGTGCCGACGAGCCCGAAGGCCTCGCAGGTGCATCCGTGAGCTCAGCTAATATCCTGAGCCTTCTCGGAGGCTTTCAAGGCGTTATTGGAATGGCTCTCGTTGCGGCCTACCTGGCCAATAAAAACCAGATCCAGACCGGCGCCGACCGCGCAATGACACCGAGCGAGAACACGATCCGCAAATATGTTTGTGCGCCTCTCGGTATCAAGGATGAGACCAAGGTTCAGGAAATTCTTACGGCTTCAAGAACCTGGGGAGACAAGGGCGGCGACGTGCTTGTTGCGATCGCTGACGCCGTAGCCTCGAAGTAGGAGGCTGAGAACGCAGATTAAGGGAAGGCCTCCTAAGGAGTTCCTTCCCTTTTTCGCTTATAAATTCCATGAAAACGATTTACTTACCAAGAGCAGTCCACGCCCGTATCTCGTCAGTTTGCAACCTCTCATGCACCATGTGCGAGCGAGAGCTGCTGCCTAAGAACAGCATCGGAAAGACTCAAAAAGGAGTAATCGAGTTCGATACCTCTTCCCCGCTCGATCTGTCGAAGAACATGAATGCGGACACATGGAAGCTCATCGCGGACCGGTTCATGCCCCATGCCGAGAACATGGAGCTAGGTGGCCTTGGTGAACCTACACTCTCGCCGATCTTCGTACCTGCTGCAAAGGAAATCGTCAGTACAGGCAAGAACCTGTTCTTCTTTACCAACGGCCACTATCTCGGAAAGAAGTCGATTCTTGATTCGGTAGGAGATGTTCCCCGAGTTTCGGTGTCGATCGATGCCGGCACGGACGAAGCCTATCGACGTGTTCGTAAAGGCGACCTAGCGGAGCTTGTTACAAACGTTCAGATCTTCCGAAAGGCAAAGCCTGGAGCGATCATGCTGAGCCAATTCACCGCCACCGCGGCCAACATCGATGAACTTCCAAAATGGGTGGAATTGTGCGCCAGGCTGGGTATAGGCAGACATTCAGATGGCGCTGAGATCACGATGGTCGGCGCCGATCACCACGTAACGAGTAGGGTCAACCAGTCGATACGGTTCTTCAGAGACCGAACGCTCCGAATGGTTGATGAAGCCAGAACTATCGCTGAAAAGGAAGGAATTTGGTTCATCGCTCAATTGCCCACATTTTCCGATCTAAACCCGAACGCCGGCGAGGATGGAACCGACCTAAAAGGATGGCGCCGATACACCGATTTTCTGATGAGTGCTAATCCATGTGGGGGCATCGGAACCGCAACTACGACGGCAATCATTAATTCAGGTTCAGGTTCTCCAGGGCTAACCACCGGATCTACGGGAGCCGTAGTCATTCTGCCAGAGGTTCCTTGGTTCAAGCTTCCAACTGATTCACCCCTGAAGAAAGCAGCCGTTCAGCCCCTATCGAGCATACAGCCCGATAACGATGAGAATGTGGAATATTTCGTTGCTCCACGTGAGGTGTATGTAGACCACACCGGTGAGGTTTGGTCATGCCTTGCTCGCCACTCGATTGGAAACATTCGAGAAGGCGATTGGATGTCGATCATCGAGAAGAACAAGGACTATCAGGCCTTTTTGAGCAACTGGGCGAACGAAACCTCAATGGACAACAAGGTTTGCCGATTGTGCCCCAGGAAAAAGTGATGCGAGGCTTCCATTTCAACTGGGAGATGGGAATGGGTGATGTTCTGCAAGGCTTGTCGGCAATCATGGAGCTTCGAAGACATACCGGAGAGACCGTGCATGTGAGCGCCATACCAAGCCGTTGGATGGACTTCTTTCGAGAGTGGCCGGATATCGTGTTTCACGGGTTTCAATACCCTACTCCCGATGACTTTGAAGAGATGTTTCCTGCGATCTTCGGACGCGTCGAGTGGTATGCGAACCATGGCATCGACTGGGAACACAAGCGGATGCACTGCCACGTTCCAGACATCTTTAAGTTGAGTGGCCACCAATTTTGGGGCGATCGCAAGCCAAGGATATTGGTTCAACACCATGGAGGATGTAGCGAGAAATCCCATTCCGGCTATCTGGAAATGAGTGGTCTCTTTCGGTCGTTGGGTTTTAACGTTGCCGACCTCGATGCGTGCAATTTATCGAACCATCCGGAGGATGCCAAAGTCATAGGCACTCTTCCCCTCATGGAGCTCGCCGGCATTTGCTCTACAGCAGATCTTTTCGTGGGATTCGATAGCGGCCCGCTCTTTATAGCGCTTGGAAATCTGGTTCCAAGTGTCTCGATCGTCTCGCTTCATCGCCCCGATCGGATCTATTTACCGCTCGATGAGCCGGTCCAGATGGCGCTTTTCGCCCAAAACGCACCCGAACTCATTCCCATAGATGACGTGATAAACGAGGCATTTCGAATATTGAACCAATTAGGAGGCATTTTATGATTACACGAGAAGAATTTGAACGGGCTTGGGTGCAGATTCCAGGACTCGACACCCAGCGCCATGCACTGATCGTAGAAGGAATGATTCGGTGGCTTCGACCCGATGTGGTGCTTGAGATTGGATGCTTCAAGGGATGCATCACAGCGCGAGCTGCACGAGCCCTCCAGGAGAATGGATCCGGCTATCTGGTTGTCGTCGACCTATTCTGTCTCGAGCACACCCCGGATGATCTCAAATATAGCTTGGAGATGACAGGCACTCTGCCTGTTGTGGAGCTGATCGCCGGCGATTCGGTTACGGTGCCCTTCCCTGATCATGTGGATATGGCCCTCATCGATGGCGATCATGGAGTTGAAGAATGCTGGCTCGATGTTCGTCGCTCTATTGATGCGGGAGCGAAGTGTATCTGCCTCCACGATACATGGCCATTCGTTGAACGCCCAGCCAGTTCGCCTGGACCTTCCCTTGCCCTGGCTAGGCTTAATGCCATGGGCTGGTCGACAATTTGCAGCCATTTTGACCGAGGCTACGGGGTGGCCCTAAGACCATGAGAAAGGTTCGTATTGTCATCCCAGTTCTCAACAACTTGCTCCTCACGCTCATGTGCCTCAGCTCTCTGAGGCAACAAGATGAAGCACTCGATATCGTCGTGGTCGACAATGGATCCGACGACGACACCCTGGCAGCACTGAGAGGAAATAAGGACATTCGGCTGATCGTAAATCCCGACCGGTACACCTACGCCCGAAGTATCAACATGGGCGCCGCTCTAAAAGGCGATTGGGACGTGCTGATCGTGGTCAACAACGACACGGTTTTTGCTCCAGGAAGCGTTTCAGAGCTCATTCATGCCTTGGATGATTTTTGCTCTGTTGCTTTGCCGTTATCTCCCAAATGCGCATCTGCAGCGGGTGTAACCCCTCCTCGCCTCAGAAGACCGGAGTCGATGGATGATGTCTACCAAACCATCGAAGACGTCGAACGTTGGTGGTCTTCTCATGAGGGTTCATTCAAGGAGAACAAGCTCATTACCGCGCCATACGTTCCGCAAGGTGGTTACTGCTTTGCGATCGCCCATGAGATGTGGGACCAGCTTGGGGGTATGGACGAAGAGTATGAGCTTTTCGGCGAAGACTATGACCTCTTTGACCGGGCGCTTCGGTTCACGAAGATCGCCCATGCCAGGCGTGCATACGTGGAGCATCTCGAGCATCAAACCGTCTCATGGATCGGAGATGAAAGGGATGCACGCATGTGCCGTTCTCGCTTCCTTCTTACCGAAAAGCGGGAAGGCATCAAAGAGATGGTCTCGGTGGTCATTCCCACGTACAACCGAACCGACGCTCTTTTCGAAGCGATCGACAGCGTTTTGAAGCAAACGATGCCTCATTGGAGGCTTTACGTCATCGACGACGGCTCACAAGATTGGGACCGAATCCAGAGGGCGGCAACAACCAGATATCGCGGCCATGAGAACCGGATTTGGTTCATTCACCTTCCGCATAACCAGGGACCAGGCGGAGCCCGCAATAAAGGCGTCGAGATCTCCAGTGGTAAATATATTGCGTTTCTCGACTCGGATGACGTTTGGAAGTCAAACCACCTCGAAGAGCACCTTCGCCACCATGAAACGACCCCAAGTTGCCTCATGAGCTACAGCGAAACGGACTTCGCCTGGCGATGGTGGGACGAAGAGTTCCGCCGTTACCGCTACATGCCCGATCAGCATCCAGAAGAGCAGCTCAAGGATTGGCGATACTGGCCAGAGCGACTTGAGCAAGAGTGCTTCATCAAGACATCTTCAACCGTTTTTTGGGCGGGTTTGTTCAAAGAAAAGGGCCTTTTGTTCAATGTGGATCCACACAACCACGAGCCAGGGGGAGCTGTAGAAGACTGGGATCTCTTTCGCGAAGTGATGTCGATCGATCCGTTAGGGATTAACCATATCCCAAAGGTGACTGCAAGGACGCATTGGGCTAAGAACCTTCAGGAAGAGGGTCACCACTCATCAAGGCTTATACCCTGGGCAAACTATACGACCGTGCTCGATGGTTGGAAAGCGCGCCTTGACGTTCCGGTCGAGCAGTCCGACTGCCCAGTCACGGTGGTCATTCCTACACGCGATCGCTCGCAGCCTTTATCGGCTTGCATCAAGTCACTTGGAGATCATGCACCTGTAGTCATCGTGTCCGATGGTAGGGAGTCGAGGCCTTACGCTATGCAGATAGCCCAATCCCGCCCCTACACGGGCCTGGTATCGCTTTCTGAGCCTCTTGGGCCATCAGTAGCCAGAAACCGAGGTATCGAGGCGGTGAGGAGCGAATGGACCTGGTTTCTTGATGACGACGACTTAGCACTTCCCGGATGGCTGGATCTCGTTAGTCCCTACCTAGATGACTATGACGCCATCGTGTGCGACCTGATCGCATCCGCCGATGGTGCTCTCACCATAGCCGGCGGTGTATATACGAGTGGGATTCTAGTACGCACCGAGCTTTTTAAGAAATGCGGCGGGTTCGATGAAGGATCACGCTGGGCCGAAGAACGGGAAGCCTTGAGCCGGTTTGAATCGTTCGGCGCTCGAACCATACGAACGGGTCGTGCGATCGCCGTCAAGACTGCCAGCCAGCTTCGAACATCTTCAATTAGCCTTCCTGGTCAGTCCATTCACAAGGTGGATCCACGATGAGGATAGAGGATAGCTTCGATGTTCGGTTTTCAGGCACCAGGGGGATGTTCCCTTTGCAGCGAAAACCGTTCTTCATCTATACCGATTTTCCTTGGCAGTCCGGAGTGGCCAACTTGCAAGGCGCCGAAGATATCGTTTTTGACTTCAACCTCCAGGCCGTATACGCCGCTCCCATTTTCATTCCTCATCACCAGAACCCTGATAGCGGTTATGCCGGCGAGCCTGACACATTGCCGTTCGTTTACTGGCAAAACATGGGCGGGATTGCACCATCATACAGAGCCAACAACCCTCTCGGCTTTCAGGAGATCGCCGTTTCAAGCTCCACGGGTCTCGATGTGCTTGATGTCGAGTGCACCGGTGCTTGCCAAGGCATAACGTTCCTTTGGGCGAGAACGGATCCCGACGAGGGAAAAGGCAATCACATTGAACAGAAATTTCAAACCTTCCGCATCGGGGTTGGAGTCGGTAGCGACGAGATCATTTACTCGATACGAATCGAAGGTCTTAACTCGATTAGGTTGGCAATATTAGAGCCAGGTGGGAGTTGGGTAGATCGAGCGGTTCTTGCCGGATCTTCCGAGATGTGGAAAGCGGGCTCACTTGGCGGTGAATCGGACACTGAAGCTCCGCTCGATATGAACATGCTCGAGTGCCGCCTTATTGCCGGCCGTATGGCTTTTCGGGTTGGTTGTCAAGATGAGGCTCATTACTTCGAGGAGTCTCGCTGCGACTCGCTTGGCTTACCCCTGTGGCAGATTAACTCTGCACGCATTAGGGCTCGAGGTTTCAAAACGCTTGCATGTTCAGCTCACCCGATGAAATGGAGAACATCGGTCACCTGGGTTAGTCCTGAAAACCCAATCGGCTTCTCTTCTGACCGGTTCGATCCACCATTTGCAGACGCCGCCGGCGTCGTTCCTCCCGGTTGCGATATCTTTTTTGACCCAAACCAAAGCGATCTCACCGGGCCCAACGTTTATTACACCGCGGTGCTGACGGCGCCCTATTCGGGAACCTACCGACAGGTTGACTATTCCGACTGGGTGGCGGCCGTTCGAGGTGTTGAAGTTGTTTACCACGGTGAAGAAAGCTTCGACCCAGATTCCGGGTGGCGTGTTGAGCCCGAATGGATCGAGGTTGAGCACACATTTAGACCCGAAAGCCTCGAGATTGAATCGGTCGCAAAACTGGGCTTCAACAATAATCGACAAGGAAATCGTCCGTTTGGCTATTGGGGAACCTGGGGGCAATGGGTTGTGAACCATGGCCAGGTCGGCTGCCAGATATGGGGTTCCCGAACCATCAACAACTATGGTTCGTTCGGCCCGTCGGTTCTTCAGTTCACGGGCTATGGAAACACCCAGGGAGATACCGAGTCATCGAACGCAGCTAGTGAATGCGTGATCACGTGCAGAGGAAGGGCTAGGCAGCTTAGAAACCCTCGGTGGGCGCTGCCCTGGATGGACGGTTGGAACGTTTTCTATGCGATCGGCTTTCTTGCTCAGCTCGGAGGGGTTTCTCTTCGCAATATGAGGTTCGCCCAACTCATTCCTAGTTTTCCATTTGGTCCTGGAAGTGACCTCGGAGATGGTCTCGGTGGTCCTGCTTACTATCTGCCGGTTGGTGAATCTGGATCTGCACTCACCCGACCGACGAGTCCCGAACTGTGGGACCTGATGGTAAAGATCGCTGCGAGTATTGGTTTCATGCTTTTCTTTGACGTCGCCGGCGACCTGGCCTTTGAGAAGTTCAGAATCCCATCGAATATTAAGCGCACCTTCTATGAGTCGGATGTGGAAGCTGGCGGTCCAGAAGGTTGCTGGGCAATTGGATCATCGAAGGACATGGACGAAGTCCGTTCTGATGCGATCCTGATCGGAGTCAATGCGTTCACGCCGCGGTGGGATCCCATCGTTATGAAGTTCACAGACTGGGGAGTTATCGACGACACTCGAGCCTTTAACCACCTTGGATACCCGAACCCATCGGCGTGGGTTGATTCCCTCTTTGCCGAACAGGGATTTGCCTATGAAGCCGGCACGGCCATGTACCGAACGATCAGGATGCCTGGCCTCACCGTTCCGTTCACCACTTGGTACCAACCAGACATTTTTCCTCTTGACGTAGTGATGGTTCAGTCAGATAGGGCCGGAGTGTCGGGCATCCCACTCATGGTCGTTTCGGTTAAGCATAGAGGAACTAAGGAGCTAACTCACTCAACCATCACGGCTAGATTCGTTCCCGAATGAAACCACTGATTCACCGTCGACCGGTTTGGCAGGCGATGTATAGACTCATCACCTGGCAAGACAAAGCCCGGATCGCCGAAATCGTCAAGTATCAGCCCCATGTCGGGCAGCTCCCCGTCCATCAAAGTCGGTCGCGATTTCGAGTCATGTGTTGCGGCCGACGTTTCGGTAAGTCGGTTTGTGCCGGATTCGAAGCTACGGTATGTGCTTCTTTGGGTGGTTGGGTCATGGTCGTGGCACCTACCTACGACCTGGCCAAGATCGTGTTCCGCGAATGCGAACAGATGATCCTGGGCTCTGATTTGCGGAGTCTCGTCACGACTCACCGGATGTCTCAGGGCAAAGGTGAGATTACACTTTCCACAGGCGGCCGCATCTTTGTAAGGTCGAGTGGAAACGCCGCTTCTCTACTGGGTGAAGGTCTCGATTTGATCATTTTTGATGAATCGGCCGAAGAATCAGACCCAGAGATTTGGACCGATCACCTAAGACCGTCTCTCCTGGATCACGCCGGCGGCGCACTCTTCATCAGCACGCCTGAAGGCGATGACTGGTTCAAAGACATTTTCGACCGTGGTCAGATGGGTGTCCGTGGTTATAAGTCGTGGCAACTCCCCTCACATATCAATCCGCATATCCCCAAGGGAGTGCTTGAAGAGGACATGAAGGACCTGCCCGAGTCGACAATCAGGCAGGAATATTTCGCGGAGTTCCTTGACTCCGTTGGTGCAGTGTTCAGGGGCTATAGAAAGATTGCAACCGCCCCATTTCTTGAAGTTCCAGAGCCTGGCCACCTCTACGCGATCGGCGTCGACATCGCCCAGTATGAGGACTGGACAGTGATCATCGTGTTCGATGTAACGGAGGGTCGAGTCGTCTATGCCGAGCGGTTCAACAAGATCGACTACACCCTTCAGATTCCGAAGATCTTGGATGTCTCGATGAGATTTCAAGCACCGATCATGATCGATGCAACAAGTAACGAAGCGGTTTGGCAGCTCCTTCGTGACCAGGCGTGGTGGACAACAGTGCATCCATTTAAGTTCACTATGCTCTCGAAGCAAATGGTGATCAACCAACTGGCTATAGCCATCGAGCACAAAGAGATTGCTTTACTTGCCCCTCTCACCGATCCTGCCGAACCAGGCGACATCGCTCGGGTCATCCTGTCAGAGCTCGGGTCATATCGATATGAGCGAACGCTATCAGGAAACCTGAGGATGAACGCCCCAACAGGCAAGCATGACGACTGTGTGGTAGCGCTCGCTCTATCGCTTGAGATGGCTAGAAGGTCGGTTGGAGGAGTTCCGGTGGTGCTCACAGGGGCGGGATCGTCAGCAGCGCCTACGATCAGCGGGACATTTGGAAGGGCCGTTCCGAAGGTTTCGAAGAAGCGGCGCTAG